ACGGGAGCTGGCGGCGGCGGCGACTGGGGCAGTTTCCAGGCCACCAGCTATGGCGGCATGAATGCGCCCAATCCGACCTTTGCCGACATTGCCGGACCTAATCCAGGCGTGACCACGGGCGGCGGCGACTGGGGTTCGGCCGGCCCGTACAGCGCCGCCGGCACCGGCGGCGGGCCAGGCGGCGTATTCAGTGCTGCAAGTGGCCTTGGCACGGCTTTCGGCGACCAAGGCGGTTACGCTCCCGCCGGCGGCGGCGTTGGGCCGTTCGGCGACTACGGTGGCGGTGGTGGTGGCGGCGGTTACGCTCCCGCCGGCGGTGGCGGCGGCGGCGGCGGTGGTGGCGGTGGTGGCGGCGGTGGCGGCGGTGGCAGGAGTGGCGGGGGTGGTGCCTTTAGCGGTGGCGGCAAGAGTGCCGGATATGACAACACGGGAATAGGTGCGCCGGGTGGCTCCCCTGGAACTTACGGTGCCGGCATTGGGAAGGGCGGTGGCTCCGATGAAACCGGCCCCGATGCGCGCGGCGAGCAGGAGGGGCCCGAGGCGCCTGCGCCCGCGCCGGCATCCGACTTCGGCAAGCCGGCGGCCGAGCCTGAAGGGGGAGGCAAGGACGCCCCCGCGGCGGCGCCGAGCGAGCCAGAGGGGGGCGGCAAGAGCGAGACGACGCAGAGCGAGCCAGCGGGAGGGAAGGACGACGCTCCCAGCGCGCAACCCCAGAGTACCCAGACCTCGCCTTCGGCCTTCGGGCCGCACACCATCAGCAGTGTTGCCGCCGCGGTCTACGGGCCCGAGGGCTCCCCCGATGCCATCGCGGCGGCCGGCCAGCGCGCGTCGGAGACGACCGACTACGGCAAGGCGGCCGACATCGTCGCCGGCGATCTGTACGGCGATCGATCTGCTGTTGACTATCAGGGTTCGCCCTATGCCGACATGGGGCCGTTCCAAAACGACACTCCAACCGGCATGGACCTGGCGGGCGATCGGAGCACGCAGACAGGCGCCATCAATCCCAATTCGCTGTTCTCAATGGGATGGGACCCAGCCAACGCCAATGAGGGCCGTGGTGCCGATTATGCTTCCGGTCGCGCCGCGCAGGATTACGTTACGTCGCTGGTGTCAGGTGCGCCGCTTGGGGCCGCTGCGCCCTCGGTACTATCCACGCTGAGCGCAGCAACCGGCATCAGCGTGCCCGGCTGGTTAGGGGGTGCACTCACCTCGGGCGGGTTGGTCGGCGGGATGTTTGGAGCGCCGACTGGTCGCGGGACGATCGATCTGTCTGCACTTAATCCCAACACCTGGGTGGACATCAATTCGCCCACTGGGGCGCCTTGGGGGCCGTCCGGCACCGCGTTTGATTTTCAGTCGCTCGGCGAGCAGGGCAAGGCCGGTCAAACGACGGATCTGGCCTCGCAGCTTGGAATACAAGACATATCGCCGACACAGGGCATCGATCCCGGTTCAGAGCAGTACGGTACCCAAGACTACGCTCCCGGCGGGATCGAACCCGGTGCCGAGCAGACCGGCGTTGAAACCGGCATCAACCCCGGCGCCGAGCAGTACGGCATTGAACCCGCCGCGCCGGCCATCGAGGCCACCATCCCCGGCGATCGGGACGCCACATCCTTCGAAGGCGAGCAGGGCCAGATCACATCATTCATTCCCGGTAGCCGGGAGGCCACCAATTGGGACTATCAACCGACAACTGATGTTATATCACCGCCGGTGATTGATGCGGCTACCACTGCGGCCCAGGATGCTGCCGCCCGTGGCGCCGATCCCGTTGACCAAGCCAATGCGGCGGCGGCGGCGGCTCTGGCGGCCGGCGCCACTGTCGAGCAAGCGGAAGAGATTGCCGGCGCGGTCTATACTGCCGCCGCCAACCAGGGCAATCTTGCCGGGCCCGATGTCATGGCCGGCGGCCGCGCCGGAACACAATTCACCGCGCAGACGCCTGGAGGGGAGCTGGGCATCAGTATGACGCCGGGTTCGCGATCGGCTCCGAACCTGCCTACAATAAATCTGCCCAGCCTGACCGTCGATGCACCGGGGACGGTGTCCGCACCGCAGGGCATCGAGCCTGGCGCCGAGCAATACGGGGTTCCAGCGCCCCAAGGTATCGAGCCCGGTGCCGAACAATATGGTGTTCAGACCGGCGGGATCGAACCCGGCGCCGAGCAGTATGGGGTTAACACCGGCATTGAGCCCGGCGCCGAGCAGTATGGGGTCCAGACACCGCAGGGCCTCAATCCCGGTGCCGAGCAGTACGGTATTAACTTTCAGCCACAATCGCCGCCACCGCCCGGCTTGCTCCAGATGGCCCCGCCATCTTGGGTTCCAGGCCAGCAGACTGCAGGCACGATAACCGCGCCCCCCGGCTGGATACCGAGTGGCGCGCCGCCGGCCGCGCCACCAGCCTCAGTGCCGGACGACGACGACGCGCCCGAACCAGAGGGAGATCGCAGCGCGCCGACAGGCGATCCCAACGCGCCACGGCCGCCCGGCGACATTCCCGCGCGGCCCGGTCAGCTTGTCGGATCAAACGGCACCTACGAGAACCCGCACGCCGACACGCCGCAGACCAGCCGAGATTATCGCGACAGTGGCCGCACCGATTATCCGCAAGGGCGCCCCGGCATTGATTTCCGCACGGCCCGGCAAGCTGGGATCGAGCCGCAATTTCGCACCGGGGACATCAATACAGGTGACCTCGACGCGCGCTTGATTGCGAATATCAACCGTCTGCTCGCCGATCCGCGCACGCCGCAATATGTCCGCGATGAACTGACCGCCACCAGTGGATATCGGCCGGCGCACCGCGGCGAGGCAATCGAGCGCGGGATGGATCAGCGCCTGTCGCAAGAAAGCGTTCGCAGTCGCGCAAACCCGGTCAGTGGACGTGGTTTTCCGGCCGGGCGCCCCGGTTATTCCAATCATGGTCCTGGCCGAGCCATCGATTTTCAACCCGGTCGAGCGTTGGATTATGTGCGCGCCCATGCTCGTGAATACGGGCTTGAAACACTGGGCTTCCGCAACGGCCGACCCTTTGATGAACCTCACATCCAGTTGCGCGGCGCACGCGGTGTTGCCGAGAACCGCCCGAGCGCGCAGGAGCAACAGGCACAACGGGCGCTCGACGCGCAAAACCGGCAGGCGGCGATCGATCGCGGGCTGATAGCCCCTGGGCGGGGGCCTGCACCAACTCAGCAAGCAGCAATACCGATGCCGCGCGGCCGCCCGAGCGATGCGCCGCAGCAGCAAGCCGAGACAGAGCAGCAGCCGCCCGCACCGGAGCAACAGCCGGTGGCGCTGCCGCCTGACGCGCCCGTAGATGTCCCTGCACCGCTGCCACCGGCCGATATTCCGGCGCCGGCACCGTTCATGGGGCCGCCCCGCGCCGGGCGCGCGGATCCCCATTGGCAGGCTGAGCGGGCACAAAGCATCCTCAAGGACGCCACGAAAGGATTGAATAAAGACTCGGGTCAGGCTGCGTTCCAAGCCGCCAGTGTGGTGGCAGCCAAGGCGCTGGCTGCGGCGGGCATCCCGGTCGATATGGCGCGAAGCCTGATGACCAAAGGCGCCCTTGATGGCGCGATAGCAAATGGCTACGGCCCCGGCGGCCCTAATTCCACTGTGATGGGGATTAGTATCTGGGGAAAGGTTCAAAGTACCATTGCCGAGGGCGTTAACGCCGCTCTGCAGGGCTACAATCCGAACGCGACCGGCCCAACACCACAAGGAGGCCGCTATGGCCCCGGCCCAGTGCAGGGACCGTTCGGCTTCCAACCGGATGCGCCTGCCGCGCCCGGCAAGCGCAGCGAGGTGCCGTTCGGGACGTTCATGCTCGCGGGCCTGTCGCAGGCGCCTGGGCGGGAACCCGTCGCTGGAGAGCCCGCAACAGCCTATCCCGAAGACTATGGCCGCCCCGGCGATGTCGGCGCCCGCGAGCCGATATTCCAGGGAACGGCGCCGACGATCGAGCAACTCTCCCCGATCACAGCGCCACCGGCGCGCGGGCCGATGCCGCAGGGCCCGGAAATGCAGCCGATGGGGGGAGGGCTGCAGGCCAACAATGCCGCCGGATGGCAGCAAGCCCTGCTCGATCTGCTCTCGCAGTTAAGTCCCATCAGCACGGCCGAGGCGCGCGGTGCGCGTGGTAGTCGCGGGGCCGAAGTCCGCGATGAGCCGACGCACGATGCTTCTGTCGTCGCGGGGCGGCTGACGGATGCAAGGGCCAACCTCGTCGCAGATCTCAGGACCAATCAAGGGCTGCTCAATCTATTTGATCTCATTGCTACGATGGAGGTCGGAAGCCAAGGCAAGGCGGCGGTGCTGGCATTCGTTGAAATGCAGATGAACCGGGCGGCGGCCGAAGCCCGCGCCGAAGGTCGGCAAGCGACCGGAAAAGATCTGGCGAGATTATTGAATGATCGCACCAATTACGCGGAAAGCTGGGGGAAGATAGATGCCGGAAAGGGCAAAACCGGCGCGCTGACGGGTGATGTTTTTGCCGATGCTGCCGAAGGCTCCAACACGTCCAAAGGTTCGACCGGCAACGCGAGCGCGCGGGTTGGGTTTGGTGGAAATCCCGCGAATGCCAAGATTGGCAACGAACGCTTCGGCACTGAAAATTACGCCAGTCACAATGCATGGTATCAATCACTGTACGGGCCGCCCATACGCGCTGAAATCATTGGGGGGCCGGAAGCATCGCCGGCGTCGGTGTTCACAGCAATGCCGCAGGCCGAGCCGGTCGAGGCCCGAGCCGAGGGCGGCCCCGTTGACAAAGGCCGGCCCTACGTCGTGGGCGAGGAAGGCCCGGAATACTTTGTGCCGGACGAGCCGGGCACGATCCTCCCGCACATGCCGCAACCTGGCAGGGGCGATCCCAATATCGGTCGCTGGCCAAAGGTAACGGCCCCGGATTATCCCGGCCGCTACCGCGGTCTGGAGGGCGGGATCAAGCAAGCGACACGCAACGCACAAGATCCGGCACCCGGCCTGATGGAGATGATCGACAGCGAGCGCATGCGGCTCAATCAAGCCAACTGGCGCAGGATGCTCAGCGATCCTCGCCTGATCGCGCTGGGCCGATCGCAGATGGAGGACCGGCGTGATCAGCCACCCGCCGGGCGGCTCCCGACAGACCCCCCGTGGGGCTACATCCCTGACCCGAGCATCATTCCCGAACCGCCGAACGAGATGTCGCAGCAACTAGGTTATGACGCCATTCGCAGACCGCCACCGCGCACCATCATTGGCAACAGGCGTTATTAAATTAAGCACAGGAGGCGACCATGCCCGAGCAAGGACTGTCGCCGGAACAACAACTGGGGCAACTAGGACAACTCGGGCTTGGGCCCGGCGCGTCACCGCCCGGATTGCTGCAGATGTCGCAGGAGCCGTTGTTCCTCGACCCGATGTTTGCCGGCCCCGGCGGCAGCTATAACGAGCAGAACTATGTGGCCCAGGTGTTGGCGAACGCGGCACGCTCGCAGAATGCCAACACGGCTTTGCAGGAACCATCGCAAGCGCAGTTCGGCACCTGGGGTCCAAGCGATCTTGCGGGCAGGGCGGGTGCGTCCGGTCAGCAATTCGCCCATTCCGCAGACATGAACCAGTATTTCGACGCTTCCGGCCAACCCCGAGCAGATGACCCGCGAAAAGTGGCCGCCGATGCTGGGATCAACATCCAGCAACTGGTGGGCGGGATAGCGCCGCGATACGGCAGCAGATACGGGCGACAAACCCAGGGCTACGACTTCCCCAGTGACAAGGGCGGCTTTTTCAAAACTGAAGATCTTTACCGGAACAACCCGCGCGGCGTGCCGCAAAGTCAAACCTTCGGCCAGGGCGGGCTATCGACCAACAACTGGCGTCTGTTGGGCATGGGACCGGGCTGGATCATGCGTAATAACTTCTTGATCGACACCCAAAGCGGCGGCGCTGGCATGGGTGGCCCGGCCGGATGGGTTCCGAGCGGCGGCAACAGTGGCGAGCAGAGCATGCCAGGACGCGCCACGGCTCTCGGTGCGGGAACGGCCTATGGCGTGCCCAACATGCTGCAGTCGGGGATGGGGCAGCCACTGACCTTTGGCTGGCCGGGGGCCACGCAGTGGTTCCACGACCCCGGCGCAACACCCGACGCCGGCATGGGCGGTTAATAGGAAGGGTTGGAAATGGCTGAACAACCCGGTCTTATCGATATGGTGCGCGGCTCGTCGGCACCAGATCAATACACGTTTCCATATGGGTTGGGTTCGGAGAACGTTGCTCCCGCGTCCGGCGGTACTTATAGCGACCAAGCTACTTATGACATGATACGACGATTAGCTGCAGAGAGTAACAGAAGCCACAATGCCGATGTGTTTCCATCGGCGCAGTTTGGTACCTGGATCAACCCCGATCCTGCGTATCTTGCAGAACGGGCGCGCTGGTCAAATCGGAACGCCGCCTCCGCCGATCCTCAATTCGCTATTTCCCCGGAAGACGCAAAATACTTCGACGCGTCCGGTCAGCCCAGAATAGACAATCCCCTGCAGGTAGCATCCGATGCTGGCATAAACCCGAAGCAATTGGCGGCCGGAGTGTTTCCGCGTTACGGCGATCGCTATGGGGGGCACATGCAAGGTTACGATTATGCCAGCGACAAGGGCGGGTTTTTCAAACTGGAAGATTTGTTCGGTCGCGATCCGGGCGGCAATCCACTGACGCCGTCAATTGGAAGGGCTGGCCAGGGCGGACTATCCACCAACAACTGGCGCCTGCTCGGCATGGGGCCGGGCTGGATCATGCGCAACGGGCAAATGATCGATGTCCACAGCGGTGGCGGGATGTGGGGCGGGTCACGCTCCTGGCTGCCAAACGGTGGGCTTACTGGTGAGCAGTTCAGCACGCCGACGCCGATAGGGCTTGGTACTGGCGGCGCCTACGGCGTGCCCAATCTGCTCAATTACAGCAATTCGCCATCAATGGCGGGTTGGCCGGGGGCCGCGAATTGGAGCACGGTCACCGGCGTATTGACCTGAAGGGGAGGCGACATGCGTAGAGAGCGGCCACTGGTCAGCAAGGTCGAGCGCCGCAAGGGGATGTCGTTTCATCCCGACGTGGTGCGTAAGCGCATCCAGGCGGCGAAGCTAGTCGATCGGCTGCAGGATCACATCTTTGAGCGGCTGGCCAAGCCGCTCGACATGTCACAGGTGCGCGCGATCGATCTGCTGCTCAAGAAATGCATTCCCGACCTGACCCGCACCCTGATCTCGGCCGACGTGAACGTGAAGTACGTCGCCGAGCTTCCCAAGGTGCTGACCAAGGAGGAGTGGCTCCGCAAGTACGGGACCGACCATCTTGAACTCACGGCCGAGCCGTTGCAGATCACCAACGGAGGCGGCAACGGTTCGGTGCAGTAGCCGATGGACGCGCCAACCTCGCAGACCGAAGTCACCATATGGAGCCCCGGCAGCAACTGGGCGCAGTGGGCGCTGCTCGAGTGTCCGGTGTTCGAGGTGTTCTTCGGCGGCGCCCGTGGCGGCGGCAAAACCGATGGTGTGCTGGGCGAGTTCATGGCCCATGCCGACCAGTACGGGCTCAATGCCTCGGGGCTGATGCTGCGGCGCACCCGCACCGAATTGATGGACACCATCGAGCGGTCGCGGCAAATCTACGGGCCGCTTAAGTGGACCTACAACGAGGTGGAGAAAACCTGGCGCTGCCCGAAGGGCGGCCGGCTCAAGTTCAACTACCTCGAGCGCGATGCCGACGCCGAGCTTTACCAGGGCCACAGCTACACCCGGATCTACATCGAGGAGGCCGGCAACTTCCCGAGCCCGGCGCCGATCTTCAAGCTGTTCGCCACGCTGCGGTCGGGCGTGGGCGTGCCGGTGGGCGTGCGGCTGACCGGCAACCCCGGCGGGCCTGGGCATCAGTGGCTCAAGGCGCGCTACGTGGACGCGGCGCCGCTCGGCAACAAGGTCATCACCGATCCCTACACCGGGCTCGAGCGCATCTTCATCCCATCGAAGGTGGACAATAACCCCTTCATTGATGCCGATGCCTACAAGCAGCGGCTGCGATCGTCAGGCTCAAAGGAACTGGTGCAGGCGTGGCTCGACGGTGACTGGTCGGTCACGCTGGGCGCCTTCTTCGACTGCTGGTCGAGCGATCGGCATGTGATCGCGCCGTTCACGGTCCCTAAGGACTGGTTGCGGTTCCGGTCGATGGACTGGGGGAGTGCGGCGCCGTTCTCGGTGCAGTGGTGGACGATCGCCTCGGACGACTGGCAGGTTCACGGCCGCGTGATCCCGAAGGGCGCCATGGTGCTCTACCGCGAATGGTACGGAATGCGGCCAGGCGAGCCGAATGTCGGCCTCAAGCTGCACGCCGGCGAGGTGGGGAAAGGAATTTTGTCGCGGGAAAAGGACGAGGAGATTGCCTACGGGGTGCTCGATCCCTCGGCGTTCGCCCAGGATGGCGGGCCGTCGATCGCCGAGCGCATGGGGACGGAGACGGGCGGCAAGATCTGGTTTCGCCGGGCCGACAACACCAGGGTGCGGGCCTGGGGCCACCTCGGCGGCTGGGATCAGATGCGGGCGCGACTGGTCGGTAATGACGACGGCCGCGCGATGCTGATGGTGTTCTCAACCTGCACCGATTTCATTAGAACCGTTCCATTTTTGCAACACGATCCCGACCGGCATGAGGATGTCTGCAGCGACAGCGAGGATCACAGCGCGGATTGCTGCCGCTATGCGTGCATGTCGCGGCCGTGGATTGCGGTGAAGGAAAAGCCGAAGCCGGCCGACGTGTCGGGCTACGAGGTCTACCACCGGGTCACCGCGGCCGACGACTGGAAGTCATTCTAATTTTCACGTGAAACGCAATGAGGGCAATCAATGCCAGTCATGGAAAAGTTTGCGGCCTTCATCGGCTCGCTGTCGCCGCAAGAGCAGGGCGAGGTGATGCCGCTGATGCTCTCCTACATGCAATCCAATCAGGGTGTGGGCATGGGCGGTGCGAGCATGGGGGAGAGTGTGACGCCGCCGGCGCCGGCCGGTGATGCCGGCCCTGCGGCCGCGGGTGCTGCCGCAGCGATGCCTCCTGGCGCACCGCCGGCCGCTGCGCCGGCCGCGCCGATGCCCGGCCTGCAGCCCGGCGGCCTGATGGATCGGCCGCCGATGCCACCGACGCAGATCGGCAACAAGGCATACTGATATGGCGGTGTCCAACGTCACCAATATCACCGGCTACAGCGGCACCGCCCGCGGTGCGGTCGGCCGCGCGCCGGCGACCGACGATCCGCGCACACAGGAGGACGCAGACGGTTTTTGGCCGCCGCGCACACAGGAGGACGCAGACGGTTTTTGGCCGCTCGAGAAGCTGGTCAAGTCATACACCACCTACCTTGACAGCAAATCGCTGGAAATCGAGGAGCAGAAAACCGCGCGCCGCTATCGCCATGGCGCGCAATGGACATCCGATCAGATCAAGACCCTCAACGACAGAAAACAGCCCGTCGTCACGTACAACAAGATCGGCCCGAAGATCGACGGCATTGTCGGCACGGTCGAACGGCTCAAGCAGGACCCCAAGGCTTACCCGAGGACGCCGGCGCATCAGGATGGCGCCGACCTTGCCACCGCATCGCTGCGCTATCTGCTCGACAACAACAACTGGAATGCGATCGGGCCGATGGCGGCGGAAGCTGCGGCCGTGGACGGCCTGGCCGGCGTTGAGCTTGATCTCAGACAGGTGCCGCCGAGGCAGGACGGTATGCCGCCACCAACGCAACCCGATTATGATGTGATGTTCGGACCCGTCGATAACGACGGGTTTTTTTATGACCCGCGCTCATTCAAGAATGACTTTTCCGACGCGCGGTTCATGGGCGTCGGCAAGTTCGTGGACGAGGAGCAACTCATTGAATTGCTGCCCGGCATGGAGGAGGACATCAAGACCGCATGCAGCGGCAACACCGAATTGATGTCGAACTCCGATCGCGACAACAGGTGGTTTTCGACCAATGGCGACTTCAAGCAGGTTCGGCTGGTTGATTGCTGGTACAAATCGCGCGGCGGCTGGAAGTGGGCGCTGTTCACCGGCTCCAAGATCCTGATGCAAGGCGTCTCGCCGTTCTCGGACGAGAACGACCGGCAGATCAGCAAATACGTGATGTTCTCGGCGTGCGTCGATCACGAAGGTGACCGCTACGGTTTTCCGCGCCGGCTCATGTCGCCGCAGGACGAGGTAAACCAGCGCCGATCCAAGGGCCTGTTTGACGCGAGCAACCGCCGCATCATCGCGACCAAGGCGGCGGTCGCCGACGGCAATGTCGAGGCGCTGCGCCGCGAGGCTTCGCGCGCTGACGGCATCGTGCTGGTCAACACCGGGTTGGACGACATCCGATTTGACGACGCCGCCAAGCAACAGGCGGTGATGGGCCAACTCGAATTCATGCGCGAGGCCGCGGCGGAAATCGAGAACTTCGGTCCCAACTCGGCGATGATCGGCGGCGATGCCGGCGCCGGCGGCTCGTCCGGCCGCGCCATTGCGCTGCTGCAGCAAGCCGGGCTCGCCGGCCTCGGCCCCTACATGTTCAATCTGCGCGGATGGAAAATCCGGCTCTATCGCGCGCTGTTCAACGCCGCGCAGAAGTACTGGACGAACCAGCGGTGGATCAGGATCACCGACGCCGAGGGCGAACCGCAGTTCGTGCAGATCAACGAAATGCTGCAGGGGCCGGACGGCGTGCCGCTGATGCGTAATGCGATCGGCGAACTCGATGTGGACATCATCCTCGACGAGGGGCCCGACACCATCACGCTGATGCAAGACACCTACGAGGCGATCTCGCAGGCGCTGCCGGCGGTGGCGCCGATGCTGACGCCCAGCCAGGCGACCGCAGTGATGCAGGTATTGATCGAGACATCGCCATTGCCGGGTGACGTGAAGAAAAAATTCCGCGAGGCCGGCCAGAACGAGGCGCAGCAGCCCGATCCGAAGATGGAGGAGGCGAAGGCCAAGCTGGCGCTGCAGCAACAGGAAAGTCAGGCGCGCATTGCGCTCGAGCGCGAGAAGGCGGCGGCCGATCTGCAGCAGAAGCAGGCGGCGGCGCTGTTTGAACGGCAGAACGAGCGCGAGAAGGCCGATCTGGAAATGGCGATCGCCCGCGAGAAGGCGATGAACGACATGCAGATCGAGGTTTTCAAGGCGCAGCAGCGCGCCAAGGCGCAGCAGACCGAGGCGGCGCTGGAACTGGTCACCGGCCACAACATCACTTCGTCACCGGCAACGATATAGCCGGGCGCTCGGGTAGCGCGCGTTCATACCCGTTTCGCATCGTCCAAGCGACATATGGGCGTCTTCGTAGCACGGCCACGACACGGCCGAAGGAGAGACTATGAGCGTAGAACCAGCAGGCGGTACGATCAGCGGTAACAATCCCAACGTCATCACTGATCAGCAGCTATTCGACCACGCGACAAGCGATCCGACACCGGCGCCGGCAACTTCGCCGCCGCCATCGGGGCCTGGACCGTCGTCACCGTCGCCCTCGGGTGATCCGTCATCCGCGCCGGCATCGACACGGCCCGACCTGCAGCAGCCGGCTCAGCCGCAAGGCCAACCGCGCGACGAGGGCGGAAGGTTTGCGCCCAGGCCGCAAGGACAGCAGGCACAGCCGCAGCAGGAGCATCGCGTACCGTTGCGGGAATTGATGGAGGAACGCGACCGCCGGCAACGGCTGGAAGCGCATACGCAGGAGCTAACGCGGGTCGTCATGGCCCTGCAGCAGCAAATGCTCCCCCAGCAGCATCCGCAGCAGCAGCCGCAAGGACCGGAAACCATCTTCGATCATCCAGAGCAGTATCTGGATCAGCGCGTTGTGACGCCGCTCCGTCAGGAGGGGCAGATGTACATGATGCAGATCAAGGATGGTCTAAGCCGCGAGATGGCCAACACGCAATTCGGCGCGGAAGAAGTCAATGCCGCGCTCGGCCAGATGCAGCAGATCCGGCAAACCCCGCAAGGTGACTTTGTCTTTCGGCAAATCATGCAGAGCGGGCATCCTTACGGCGAGTTGGTCAAGTGGCATCGCACCGCGCGGGCGCAGGCCGCGATCGGTGCCGATCCGCAAGCATGGTTGCGCCACCAGCAAGAAGCGTGGGCCAACAATCCCAAGGTGCAGGAATACGTGATCAATCTTGCGCGGGCCCGTGCTGCTCAACAGGGCGCTCAAGGTCAGGCCCCCAACGTGCAACTGCCGCCGTCGCTGTCGTCTGTCCGGTCGTCATCCGGCCGAGTGGATAACGGCGGCGATCTCAGCAGTGCGAGCCTCTACGACTTCGCCACCAAGTAAACCGGCCGACCATTCTGAAATGTCCGACCCGCCGCGAGGCGGGTTTTTGCATT